ATCTTTTTCTCTTACAATAAAAAATTCTTCATCAGATAACTGCATCCATCTAGTAAATCCTATGCCACGGGCGATCTTACCTTCACCCAAGTCTCTGTTTACTGCTGTAGTGCAAACAGGATCTTGTAGAAAAATTAAAGTTTCTGTTGAACCTTTGTCGATAGTACACATTGCTTTACCGAGAATCTCCTCACCATTGACGAGTTTGAATACTCCGTAAAATTCTTCTTCGTGTTTTGCGAAATTAAGTGTCATAAGGTTTTAGTTTTACATCTATGATTTCATAACTAAATTTTTCTTGATTGTAAATTTTCACTCTTTCAATAAGATGATTCAACGTATAGTTGTTTCCCCTATCGGTTGAAATGTCATCAGCAATATCATAAAGAGTTGCTTTTGACTTATTATCACCCTTTCTTAGAACACGTCCTATTGATTGTAGGTTACGAATTCTCGATTTAGAGGGCGATGCGAAGATGACATTATGAAGATTTCTAATGTTAATTCCAGTTGAGAATGTCCCGTAAGAGGCAACAATGATAGCATTAGTTTTTTCCTCAGTTATTTTGCGAATGTTTTCACGTTCATCTACATCGACTCCACCATGCACAAAGAATACAGGTCGGTCTGTTGAACTATTTATGAGTTCGTAAAGAGGAATTCCATGTCGTTCCACATAGTTGAATAGTATCAAGGTGTTTCCCTTTAGATCTCTTGATAGGTTGCGGATAAATTTATTACGAGGTTCATGTTCTACTAAGTAACCTATCTCATCTTGATAGTCTTCAAATAGTTTTTCTTCATGTTTAAGGATTATAATTTTTACTTTTAACTTAGCAACGTGTCCTTGTTTCATCAATTCATTAGTTTTAGTTACCTGTGAACACCTACCAAATAGTCCTTCTAATACTAATTGATTTACGTCTGCACCATCTAATGTTCCTGTAAAACCTATTCTGTACTTACAATTATGTAATTTTGTCATCAATCTTGTCAGTGACTTTGCTTTAAATTGATGTGCTTCATCACCAATTACAACATCAAACCTTTTAAACCACTTACTATCTTCTTTATAAACTGATTGCCATGTAGTAATAACTATGCTATGATCCGTATACTTATCCTGACCACCATAAATTTTATGGCAGTCTTTTAGTGGCATCCCACCATACTCTGCAAAGTCTTTATACATTTGCTCTACAAGAGAAGTTGTGGGAACAACTATTAGGATATTTCTATTCACTCTATTATGATACATGACCAATGCATAGATCATCAATGATTTACCGCTTGCAGTTGGGGACAATAGGAGTCGTCTGTTGTATTTTAGGGCTTCGTATATTGCTTTATACTGGTAGTCCCTTACGACAACTGGTAAATGAAGTGACTTCACATATCCGACAACTCCCTCAGGAGTGATGAAATTATTCTCATCTTTTGGATTTCCGAAACATTCATCACTTTCAATCTTGTAATTATATTTCTTTTCGTCTGCCCATTCTAGTAAGTAATCTATAAGACCACAATATATTTCTCCTGTTGCTGGTGAGAACAAACGTATCTTACCATCCCATCCTTTGTATCTTCTTGTCTTTTGCATAAACTTTGCAGACTCTACTTCAAAAGTAAAAAAGTCTGACAGTTCATAATTTAATCCAGGTTCTGCATCAACCTTAAGATATACTTCATTCTTTTTACGAATAAGGAGGTCCATAAAACCATGCTACTAAAGATTCACGATTGCCAGAAGTGATAGGACGAACTCTATGCCATTGATCACTTCGGAAAAATATAGCAGAACCAGATGTTAACTTAAAAGTTTTATATCTTGGATCTGTCTCTGGTTTATATATCTCCAAATCAAACTCCCCACCTTCGTAATCACCGTTCAAAAAAAGTGTCATACTAATTTTTCGTACAACTCCCCTTACTGGTTCTGGATGTTGATCCATATGCCAACCATAGAAATCTCCCTCACCATACTTACCATACTGAACTGCTTCTACACCCGTAACATTCAGATTCCAACGGGAGTCTATATTGACTTTCTTAACCATACGCAAAAGCATGGCAAGGAGTTCTCTATCTCCTAACCATGCTGTCTTTGAACTTCTATTAGATTGATTACCTGTTTGAACTACTCCTTTATTCCACTTATGCTTGTATGAGATTACTCTGTTTACAATTTCCATTGCCTTCTGATTGAAGACAACTGTCTTGTATTGTAATCCGTAGTTCATTAAAATCCACTTTTAAATTTTTCCCAATCTATAGCGTTTTTAATTTGAAAGTTCCTATTGCTTATTTGTCTAAGAACTCCCTCTAAGAATGAGATCACTTGTTCTATGTAGTCGATCTTATATTGTAGTTTACAGATGTCATCATCTGATTCCATGAATAAATTTATTTCTTCTTTTGTTGTAAGTTTTAAATCAAATGGCATTTCTTTATACTTATCTGAAGGTGCTTTACCTTTATAGTATAACCATTTTTCTCTTAGTAACTTACGCATTTCTATTTCACGTTCCTTTTTCATCAAGGTGTACGTGTTCATAAATTCCATGTATCTCAAATGGAGTTGTGGTATCTTCGTAGATTCTTCACAATATAAATCAGGATCTATTTTACTATCCTTTTTCCACATCTCTTGAAGAGTTTCCAAATTCATTAGATGCCTTGATCCTTAAATTTTTCGTAAAAATCTTTCAAAGAAGATTGTAGTTGTCCTTTATTTTCGCTAGGATGATCTTCCTTGATCCCCTTCATCTTCTTGTAGTCGTTGTGCATCGCTTGGAGTAACCATGCCTGTGCTAGTTGATGAGGACCCTCTTTCAACAATCGGATTTGTAATTTCGAGAGACCAGCCTTCATCTCCAAATACTCCTGTCTCCACGATTGTGTGTCTTGTTTGTTGCTCATTTTCCTCCCACTGGGATTGGATTTTATCTACCTGACGATCAACGTCGTCCATAGCCATAACTATTTTACCATCAATCCACTGTTTATGCAACCATTCTATAAAACCTGTAGCTAAATGGTTCAAAGGAAAAGGTTGTTTCTTTGCCCATCTCCTAGATTTAGTATACCAATTATCTTTACCACCCCATGTATGTTCAAATTTGAATAGATTGAACTTCTTCATGACTTACGTCTTGCAGTAGAACCAAGATCACGAATTTCATAAGTCATGTAGTTGAATGTAGCAGTTGCAATAAAGAAATTATTATCCTGACTACTTACATCAAAAGGTAACGCACTCAATTCAACAGGGAATAAATTTTTAAATACAAAATTAAAATTAGCAATATTGTTATTATTCAATACTTGTAAAGTTGCATCTGAATATCTTTGGTCAGTATACTCTTCTGTTTCTTCATCATATAATACAAGTCTATTTTTTTCTATGTCATCTGGTGCACCTAAAGCACGCATCCAATTATGGATCTCCATGTAATTCTTTAGATCTTCATCAACAAGAAAATCTATCGTAAGATTTCCAAATGATAAATTACCCTCAACAGGAATAGGAACTAAACCTGTTTGAACATTATATTCTCCCAAACTAAGTGTTGGCACATTGACTTTTTGGCATAGAAAAGAAGTCTTTCTTGCCTTGTCTAGTACAAACAAAAATCCAATAGGAGACAAAAAGTTCCTATTGCTTAGTTGGTTATCAAACCATGTTGCCATTAGTCTCGCTGCCTCCAGTCATCGGGTTTATCACGATTAAACCATTCACCAATGTCATCTGCACTACCGAACCCACTTCTATAGTCAGATGGGTCGGGTTCTCCTAACCCCATCTTATTCAGAAAATCGTCAGTTCCTCCCTCTTTCATGTCGGGATTTGCTGCTTTCTGTCTTGCTTGTCGTAACCAAGTTGCAGCAGTAGTATTTCTTTTTGCTAGTTTTTGTGCCCAAATCATGTCATCTAGCTTGACATCTTCACCATCTACAATCTGTTTACAGATAGACTCCAGTCGGAGTCGGTATTGGGTTGAAAGCATTTTTTAATCAGTGCTGAGTTTGGCTTTAAGTTGATTGAGTTTTGTATACTCTTTATATGCTTCATCAGATCTACTGTGAAGGATATCTTTAATATCATTTATAATGATACTATTTTCAACGTAGTCGTCAAGATACTTGTCTAGTGCTTCTTTCAAGTATCTTTTTCGATGCCACTCAGGAGAATAAGGATTATAATCCATAATGTAATTCCATTGTGTGATATTATTTAGCACAAAAAAATAGGGGTCTTTACAGACCCCCTTTTACGCTAGTTTACATTAAAATTTCTTTGCAAATTCGTCTGCAACCACTCGAACTGTGACCAATATCGCAATCGATAAGGCATTCATAGTACTCATCCAGTTTTTCGTCTGTATGATTCCATTCATACATCTGATTGCGTGACTCTATATTGTGATGCATTGACTTCTCCATTTCTCGAATTACATAACAAAAGAAGTTTGGTTACATCTTGTGTCTCCTTAATTCTGCTACTATTTATTATTAGAGGGTTAAAAATATGTGTTGAAAGTAAGAAATATTAATGCCTACGAGTTTATACCTACACATAAAAAAAAGACCCGAAGGTCTTTTAAACAAACAAATAACAAACATTATGAAAAGAGGGTGGTTGGATTCCTGTATACCAACAAGAGGCGGGCATTTCTACAGTTTAGAAAAACACCTCTGCCTGAGACCCGACTGGTAAGTCGATTCTATCCGAAGATAGCAGCACCACCTGTGTCTCATCACCTTAACCAGCTAGATGCCAGTAAGTTTATTCAGTCACACCCAACGTAAGCGTCCTTACAAAATATATTATAGCATAAAAAAAGAGGGTGTCAACACCCTCTTTAAAAAATATGTAATCCGAATTACATGATGTTTGTAACTTGAACTCTTCTGTAGTACTTGTTAGCGTTAGCTGTAAGTGCACCAGATCCTTGAGTAAGTCCACCTGAGAATGGGTTAGAGACCATACCGTAACGAGTCTTAAACCCGATTTTTGGTTGGAATGTGTTAGGGTTGATTGCTCTAACTTGCTGTAATGGAACGTATGGGCAGTAGAATAAACCTGCGTCATAAGGAGAAGTTCCTTTGTAACCTGCAACATAGAAGTGCTTATCAGCAACGTTTGCAGAGTAAGGATCAACGTAAACCTTAATCTTACCGTTTAATGTTCCAACAAGAGTTGAGGAAGTATCGTCAACGTTTGTCAAAGCATTGTTACCAGCAAGTGCAGGTGTGTAATCTAGAACGCCTGCCATACCGAGAGCAGATGCAACGTCTGCAGAGCAGATTAAGATGTTGCCCTTTCCGCGACGAGTTTGCTGACCGATAGCGTTAGCATCTCTTTCAATCTGGAATAGAAGTCCTTTGAATTTCTCAACAGACCATCTTCCATTTGAGTCAACATCAAGGTCGAAGATACCTGCAGTAGCAGTGTTGTTTTGAGCACCTTTAACAGCGTTAGTGTAGATAGTTCTAACAACTTCCCTGTTGATTTCAGCAAGGATTTCAGTTGAAAGAATATTTGCTAACTCTTGCTCGGCATCAAGACCATGAATTGCTTTCAAGTCTTGAGCTAGCTCGATGCTGTACTCTGCCTTTAACGCACGAGATCTAGCAGTAACAGTTACCTTCTCGATGCTGAATCCCATTTCACGGAATGCAGTTGAAGAAGAACTATCGTCTAGTGCTTCAGCAGTTGCTGTTGTCATACCAGTAGCATCATCTGCTTGCTCGTAAGTACCTGCTGGTGAATCGTTGAGCAGTGCAGGGTTGTTACCTTGTGCGTCGTTGGTTGCATCAGTTGCACCAGGATCGTATGCACCAGGACCTCCAGAGAAACCTGCGTTTGGCTCATCGAAGAATGCTTCGTCGTAACCAGATGCGTTTGGATCTCTTTCGCTACCGTAGTTAGTTCTCATTGCGAAGATAAGTCCAGTAGGACCAGTCATTGGCTGAACGCCAGCGATATCATATGCAATAAGTTGTGGCATTGATCTTCTGATCAATGAAATTAGAACTGGGTCAAAACCTGCAACAGGACCTGTAGCGGTGCTGCTACCTGTGTAACCAGTTGTTTGAAGAGTTTCAGTAAGAATCTGACCTTCTTCTGCTTGTGCTTTTTCTTGGTTCTCTAAAAGTTGTGCGACTACGC